AATGAGCGCAACATCAATACCGATACGTTAAGAGCTTATGATGTACGCTTAAGGGTAGAGGAAGGAGTGGTAACTAAACATTACTATCCATACACTGATAAGGATGGCAACCTTGTAGCATACAAGATACGAGAGGTGCCTAAGTCTATTCATTCTAAGGGCAACATCAACAAGGCTATTCTTTTTGGGCAATCCAAGTTCAACGGTGGTGGTAAGTTTATTACCGTAACAGAAGGAGAGATCGACTGTCTCTCTGTCTATCAGATGATGGGATCTAAGTACCCAGTAGTGTCGATTAAGAATGGAGCACAAGGAGCATACCGTGATGTGAAGCGGTGTTTTGAATGGCTCAATTCCTTTGACAACATAGTACTAGCCTTTGACAACGATGATCCCGGTCAAGAGGCCTCCCATTCTGTTGCCAGTTTGTTCCCAAAGAAAGCACACGTCATGAATCTCCAGAGGAAGGATGCGGGCGAGTATCTTGAAAACAATGATGGCAAGGAGTTCGTTAACTTATGGTGGAGATCAACTGAGGAAACATACCAACCCGAGGATATCATCACCGGCTCACGGATGTGGGATTTCATCACGAAGGAGGATCGGTTCACTAGCTTTGACTATCCGTGGGTTGCCTTAAACGATAAGACCTATGGTATGCGTACTAGTGAGATGACAATAGTCACGGCTGGTGCTGGTGTAGGTAAGACAAGCTTTATTAAAGAGACAGCGTATCATCTACTCAACAACTACGATGATAAGGTAGGTCTAATCATGCTCGAGGAGACGATGAGGGAGACAGGTAAGGGTTTAGTTAGTCTCTCTCTTGATAAACCTATTCATCTACCTGATACCCACGTTACATCCGATGAAATGAAGTCAGGGTTTGATGCAACATGGGGTACGGAGCGTATAGTAGCAATGGATACACGGTGGGCTAGTAATAACATTGAATATATCAATGATAAGATAGCCTATTTAGTGCAGGGATGTGACTGTCGGAGTATCTTCCTTGACCACATCAGTTTCATGGTGTCGGACAATCCATCAGACGAGAGGAAAATGTTAGATGAAATCGCACACAAACTTAAAGCACAGTGTGTCTCTCTCGACTATAACCTCGTTGCTGTCATCCATACTAAGCGCCAAACAGGGAAGCCGCTCGAAGAAGGCGGCAAGGCTAGTCTCGCAGATATACGAGGCACGGCAGGGGTTGGGCAACTCGCCAACATTGCTCTTGGTTTGGAACGAGACGGACAAAATGTGGATGCCAAGATACGAAACACTACACACATTAGAGTGTTAAAGAACAGGTTCAGTGGTAAGACTGGGCCGTCGTCGTACCTCCTATACAATGAGTTCACTGGAAGGCTAACAGAAACGGAGAAAGAGGAAGATGACGAGTGAAAGAAGAAGAGTAGTCTGTGACGTAGAGACTAACGGCTTGCTTCCAAAGGTAGACACTGTATGGTGTATAGTGTGTAAGGAATGGGACACAGGTGACAAGACTTACTTTACACCTGACACATTGGACCAGTTCGAAGAGTTTGCTGAGGGAGTAGATGAATGGGTAGGCCATAACTTCATAGCTTATGATCTGCGCGTACTACGTAAGATACTAGGTGTAAAGATCAGACCATCCCGAGTATGGGATACACTACTTATCTCTCGTTTACAGAACTCCAATCGTGAGGGTGGACATAGCCTTGCCAATTGGGGAAGGATACTTGACTTCTCTAAGGGTGATCACGATGAGTGGGATGAGTACAGTGAGGAGATGTTAGGTTACTGCGACAACGATGTCGAGTTGACCTATCGGGTAGCGATTGCCCTAAAATTAGAGGGTGGAAAGCGGGGGTCAAGGTTATCGGAACAGATTGAACATGCTGTTCAGCATATCCTTGAGAACCAGAAGGAACACGGGTTCGCACTCGATGTACCTAAGGCGCACAAGCTTTTCACCCTAGTTAAATCCCGTGCGCAGGAATTAGAACGTATTATCTTAGAAGAGTTGAAGCCTATTGCCAAGCCAGTAAGTGTGGTTAAGCCACGTTATAAAAAGAACGGTGATCTCTCAACCGTGGGCCTAAAATTCCTAGGAAAAAATTGGAGCACTACGGCTGGTCCAATGACTAGGATTAAGTGGCAAGAGTTCAACCTTAACTCACCGAGGCAGAAACTAGAGCGTCTTGAAGGACACTGGGACCCAAAGATACGTACTAAATACTATCGTAAGCTACTTGACTTACGAAGACAGAAGAAGCTGACAGCTGAGGAGTTCGAAGATAAGTCAGCCCGTACATGGCAGCTATGCGACGAGAACTTAGAGACTATACATGATGATGCGCCTCAAGCATTACGTTATCTAGGTGAGTATGCTATGTGTAGCAGCCGTAGTAATGAGATAGAAGGATGGTTCGATGGTCTTACTTCTGATAATCGTGTGCATGGTAGTGTGGTTAGCATTGGCAGCGGTACTCATCGCATGTCACACCAAGCGCCGAACATGGCTAACATACCGGGACGTGATAGTCCTTACGGTCCTGAGTGTCGTAGCTGTTGGACTGTGGATAACCCTGACACATATTGTTTACTTGGCACTGATGCAGTGGGTATCCAATTACGATTACTTGCTCACTATATGAATGATTCCGACTATATCAAGGAGGTAGTAGATGGTGACATCCACACAAAGAATCAGAAGGCGGCATCGCTTAAGACGAGAGATCTTGCGAAGACGTTCATATATGCTTGGCTCATGGGAGCGGGTTCAGAAAGAATTGGAAGAATTATTGGAGGTACGGCTAAAGATGGAAGATCAACAACAGATAGATTCCTCGACAACACGCCAGCCCTTGCCGAATTCAAACTACATCAAATTGCCCGGGCAGCTAGAAATGGAGGACTTGTGGGGCTCGATGGAAGATGGATCTGGATCAAGTCAGAGCACTTCGGTATGTCCGTCTACCTCCAAGGAGGAGAAAGTTGCGTAATGAAGTGGGCTATGTTGGACTGGCATCGTAGAGCTAGACGAGCAGAGTTAGACTTCAAGCAAGTGGCTGTAGTTCACGATGAGTTCCAGACAGAAGTGTTACGTGAACACGCTGATCAACTGGGTGAAATTCAGTGTCAATCTATCCGTGACGCTGGCGAGTTCTTTAAGCTCAACTGTCCTATGGATGGTGAGTATAGGATAGGTAACAACTGGCAGGAGACACACTAAAATGTATACTCTATTGATTTGGGTAGTCACTGCCTTATATGTAGGACAAGCTGTTGTATCTACATGGTATGGTCAGTATGCTCATACTATTATCTTTGCTGGCTATGCTGCTGCTAACATTGGTTTAATATGGACCATGAAAGGATGAAGTATAATGCCAAATAACCCTGAAGTACAGATGGAAGAAGAAGACGCTATTACTTGCATTCATCTATGTATGCAATTAGGTGCACCACATCCACCTTTCTCTGGTTCTTTGGAGAAAGCATTTCCGGGTCAGATCAACCTGACTGGTACTCCCTTACGTACCATCCAAAATATCTGGCGCAAATACTACGCCAGTGACAAGGCAAAGCACGAGGAGGTCAACCTAGTAGCAGACAAGCAACTAGGCCCTAAGGCTAATGAGTAAATTTATTATGGCGTATCGTGATACACTCCGTGCTTACTCTGCCAAAGAAGAGTGCGTCAGTGCTGCCCTTCATACTCTACGTCCAAAAGAAGGCGCACCTGATATCGTAATCTATGAAGTAGAAGAATGCGGGAGCTTAACCCGTGAACACATACTTGCAGCACAGAAATTGAAAGCTGAAGAAGATAATGGAAAAAGTGCTTGACACGTTAGCCTAGACATGAGATAATAGTGTATAGACTCACAAAAGCAAGGAGCTTAAGACCATGAGTGTACAAGCGAAAGCAGTGATCAAAGGGACTATTTACTGGCCCTTCCTTGAGCGGACCAATCCCATGAAGAAGGGCAAGTGGACTGTTGATCTCGGGCAGTTGAACAAGACTGCTATCAAGACTCTCGAAGAGATGGGGCTGAAGAGTTCCGTCAGAGAAGACGATAAGAAGAAAGCGGAGAAGGCAGACAAGCCTTTCCGTGGTTCTTACATCACACTTAAGACCGGGTATCCTCCTAAGGTATTCGACAAAGCACGTAATGATGTCGAGCCCGATACTATCGGTAATGGCACGATAGCTAACGTCCGTGTCACTGCCTATGACTACCCTTCTGGCGCAACTTGGGACGCTGGTAGGAGCGGTGGCTTCAATGCAGTTCAAGTCACTAGCTTGGTTGAGTTCATCCGCTCTTCCGATATGTCTGACTTTGACTTTGAAGGAGATGATTTCGAAGACGAGGACATTAGTGAAGCAGCTGACGATGAGTTCAGTAACGACTAACTAGAGCCGAGGGGAGTCACGGCTTCGTATATGGAGCTAGTGTTGAGTGTAACTTAGCCGCTCCCCTCGTTCTCACCTTAGAAGGAGAATCTTAATGCCAAAACAGAAAGATAAAATGAAGGCTGGTAACGTTAAGCTTGGCTGGCATGAGCAGATGAATGCTTTGGAGTTCATCGTCAAGATTTCCGAGCTAGTCCGCGATCCAGTTAATATGATGCATGAGTTAGAAGGTGATCTGTATATGTCAGATTACCAGAAATTGAGTAAGGCGGCTGACTTTCTGCATCTCGCTTCAGAAGAAATCAAAGCTCGTTCTAAATTAAAGGAGTAACTATGTTAAAGACCAGAAACGTAGTGACTTATACACGTACTAACGGTGAAGTAGTACAAGGACAAATAGCGCGTCTATCGAATAGGCACCAAGCTGTTTATATTAGAGATGCAAAGACGGACAAGATTGTTGCTGCTCCAATGAATAGGGTACAAAAGCTATGACAGGTAAGACACTAGACACCCTTGTCAAAGATATTGAAGGGCTGTTTGATGGCAGCTGGACCCCATATAATGATGGAGCAAGTGAGGATAATCTTGCTCATATGGGAGAGGCTATCATTAATGCAGTAAGGACTTCTTTATCCACGGCTGGTAGGCCGCGCAAAACCTATCTCCGTATGTCCAACATAGGTAAGCCTGACAAGCAACTATGGTATGAGCATCAGAACCCGAAGGCGGTAGGTAAAGAGGAATTACGTCCAGATACCTATATTAAATTTCTATATGGGCATATTATCGAAGCACTTTTGCTCTTCCTCGTCAAGGAAGCAGGTCATGACGTGACACACGAACAGTACGAAGTTGAAATCGAAAACATT